CTGTAGATTTCTCCATATCATAGCCATACTTTTCTATTTTCTCTGCGGCTTCTTTGCTTGTTCCGTGGTAGGCAATTACTTTTTTGCCTTCGCCCCCGCCCTTGGCACATTCATTGCCCGGCTGAAAACCTCCCGCCCCTGTCCCGCAGTTGTCCGCTAATTCAGATTCTTTTTTTTTAACTTCTAGATTTTCGGAAGAAGGCTCGATTTCTTCAAACCCCTTTTCCCTTCTTGCCCTAGCCCTGCCCTCCTCCTTGAGTGCTTTATCAAATAGCCCTTTGGCCTTCTGAGAGTATTCGGATGCGGCCTTGTAGTACTCTGTTGCTCTTTTTGTTGCCTCGGAATATTCTTTATCAAATTTACCATCATTAAACTTATCTTTATATTCTTTATATTTGCTTATAAGTTTTTCATTTGTTGCCGCCGCATCCATATTTCTTTTTGCGGCTTCTGAGTATTTTTTCCCGTCCTCAATAAACTTTTTTGCCCTAGAAATTATTCGGTTAGTCTTTTGTCTTTCAACTTTAACTTCTTCATCGGTTCCCTCGATACGATCCCTGCGCCTTTCTTCTCTATCTCCGCCATCCCCTCCCGTGGCGCAAGTATTGCCCTCCTTAAATCCGCCAGCCCCAGTCCCGCAATCAAATTCCATTTCTGCCCCATCGCCATCAATAGGCTCAACTGGTTCGGGCTCATCTCCGCTTTCTGGTTCTTCGCCCTCATCGCTTTCTGGCGGCTCAATCTGTGGGGCGGGTTTGGGCAAAATCGGCTCTGGTTTGGCGGGAGGAACCACATCAGAAATTGTCTCGGCTGGAACTCCATATTCCTTTGCCAAGTCTTGAATCGCCTTTGCCTCGATTGCCCTCTGGCGCATCGAAGCCTCCCAGTCCGCCCCACGCTCTGCGTAGATGTCGGAGCCTGTGCGAAGGCCGCTCTTGAACTCTGCGATGGCACTTGCGGATTCCCGCCCTAAATCTATGGAAACATTCGCCCCGAAATTAAAGATGCCCCTAGTGGTTTTCCCGCCCTCGTTCCCATCAATCATTCCCCTCGCCACCGCATCGGCAATGACGATGTTCTTAATGGGTCGCAGAACCTTATCATTCAAAAGATTCTGGTAGCGTTTGAAGGTGCGCCCCGCTTGTTGCATTTCCAGCCGTGCAGTCGGGCCGGACATGGCGGAAGGATCAACCGCAAAGGAATAAGGGATGCCCAATCCAAGGCAGATATTCCGCATCAAAACCTTGTGAAACTCGATAAACGCTCCGCTAGGTCGGCTTGGGCCGCTGGGGAAAATAATGTCTTCTCCAGGTTCCAAATAGGAGATTTTGCCCGATTCGATGGTTTCAAGTTTGATTGTGTTCCCGCTGACATCCTCATCGGTGGAAAGGGTGGAAAGGTCGGCGGCGTTATTGTTATTTCTTTTTACGATCCCGCTTTGTGCGCTCGCAACCCTAGCGGCCATCTTTTCATAGTTGGTAATATCGTAAGCGTCTTGAGCATCGTTGATTGCAGTATGGAAAGCGGAGATTCCACGATATTGGTCAATGCGAAGCGGGTCGAAAAGGTGGAAGGCTTGGCTTGCGGGTATCGTTAATTGGTAGGTATAAAAATCACCGATGCTTCGATTGTAGATGTCATACGCCGTTGGCGCACCAGAGTTTCTATCAATATGGATTCCGCCGATAAGCTCCAAGCTTGTATAAACTTTGTAGGGGTCGCCCAACCTATCCGCTTCGATGCCTTGAATCTTTAGGTCGCCATTTGAATCACGAACCAAAACGAAAAGGAAGTCTCCATCCCGCAACATGGACATGACAGCCACTTGCATAAGGGTTGAGCCTGTGTGCCTTGTCGAAATATCGCACTTGTCCCACCATTCGTTCCAGTAGGCTTCGACCTCGGTATTGACTTGGGGGTTTTGGGTTCTTGCTTGGTAGCTGATAGTTCCCGCAACATGACCTGCAAACTTGAGAAGAAGCGAGCGAACTAGGCCGACATTTTCAGCCAAGTCTCTTGCTCTTTTCATCAACTCTACCCGGTCATAGTTGGAGCGGTAGTCTTCAGCCCCCGAAAGGGAACTCGGCCCTTTGCGTTCCCTTGAATATTTTACCGCATCATACTCGAAGTTCTTTAGCTTTTGTCTTGCAACAAGGCGACTGACTCCACCCTGGGGATTGAAGAAGGCGATTGCCTTATCAATCAGATTCAACTCGGCTTTCTTTTTCACGGCCCGAACTTGGCGTAAGTTGTAAGCACTCTGGAACCATCTGCCAGCTTGATTGCGTAGGTCAATTCCTCAATCGTATCCCGAACTTCTCCAAGATTGGCTCGGCTGAAGGAGCGACCTCCGATAGAATAGGAAGCCCCCGCCACCGCTATTGCTTCTAGGCACTCAAGATATTTTGTGCGGAGACTCGTTAGGGTAGCTGTGGGTAAACCAACGAAAGAACCCCTAGCCATAAAAGCAACTCTTGTGTCAAAATTACTCTGCTATTTCCTCTTGTTCTAAATCTGCCGCTGTGACCTTTAACTTTCCGTGCAGAGCCGCCCCGACAATGTTCATGCATTCTGCATCCATTAAGTGATTGTTTTTGCCCACTTGTTTCCAAACCATGCGTTCCCTGCCTGTAAGGGGGTTCTTAACCTTCACCTTGGCCTCGGCGTTTATATGGTCGAAATAAACTAGGGGCGTGTCCTCGGCCACCCATCCTTCGGTTTTTAGGAAGTTTGCCAAGATGTCTTTGATGGCTGGGTTCGACCATCGCCAAACAGGGCAGAGTTTCCACTTCCAACCATCCTTGCTCATTGTTTGCTTCCCGCTGAAGGGGTCGCCATTGGCTATTCTGGCGTAGGGTCTTTGCACCTTGGCGTTGCCCACAATCTCGGAGAAGCTGGATTTGTCGGAGCCTACAAGGGCTATCCATCCGTTCTTACAGCATTGCAAATAAACTTCTCTGGTCTGATCGCCACTATCGCAAAATACTGCGGCTGGCTTAACCCCAAACTCCTCGGCCTTGGCTTGGATGTCGCCCCAAGTCTCAAGCCTTCCCGCCCATACCAGCCTAGATTTTCCTTCGGTGTTCCACGCTCTAACGATAGCCCAAGCGTGAAAGCCCCCTGCTTCTTGGATGTCGCAACTTATAACTGGAAACTCGCCCATCGAAACTTCGCCCATTTTGTAAGCCCCTGGCTTTATATTTATGCGCTCTGTTTCGTGTTCGAGCCAAGGTTCCGCCAAGATTCGATTCACGAAGTCCTGCAAGCCCAAGATTCCATTTTTATCTTGTAGCCATTTCACCGCAAGGCTTCCAAAAGTAACCCACGGAGCGTAGAGGCCATTAAGGTGATAGCTTCTTCGATTGGGTTCTCCCTTTGGATTAGTCACTATCCATTCCCCATCCCGAAGCATCTTGGTCTTTTGGCCGTCCCGAATCTGCCCCTTGCATTCTGGGCATTCGTAGTAAGCAGAGGATTTCACAAGCCCAAAGTCATATTCCGTATCGCTTAGTTTTGCGGCCTTGTCCCATTTCACTTGCTCCCAAATAAGTTTTTGCTTATGCCCACAATGCGGACATGGAACGAAATAAAATCTCATATCCCCCTTGAGCCATTCCGCCCAAATAATTGAGTCTGCCGTGGTCGGGGTGGAGGTTGATATTATCAAATGATTCGGGTAGGTCGCAACTCTCGCCTCTGCTAATTGCAAGGCTCCGGCTTCCTTCGATGAGGAGCCATCGGAAAATTTGTCCACCTCATCAAGCATAAGAAGCGAGACTGACCGACTGGAAAGATTGGCGGGGCTATTCGACCCAACAAACCACAACGACATTTTTTGGAAGTGTTGCTCTAGGATTTTGATTTTATCGGTATCTACTGGCTTTTCTTTGGCTAGGGCGGGGCAATCATCCACAAGGGGAAGCCAGCGGGTTTCGCTGAAGCTCCTTGCCAGTTGCTCTGATGGCATCACCCAAAGCGAAGGGCAAGGCCGCTCTGCCAACCGATAAGCTAACCCTGCAAGAATCGTGGTTGTCTTTGAGGTCTGCGCTCCCCAAACCAGCGTCACCCTGCGGATTGAGTCATTCCCAAAGGCTTCCAATGGCTCTTGAACATAGGGCGTTAGTGCGGTTGAGTAGGGGCCGGGGATGTTCGTTATCCTTGCCGAAAGCGTTAGGCTTTTCTCGCACCATTCTGGGATGGATAGGTTCTGCGGAAAAACGAAATACTTTGTTTGAATCATTGCCTAACAAGATAATCTTTTGCATGAGCCATCTGGGGATTGTGATGAATCCAATGATGGCACTCGAAGCATACTGCCATGAAAAAGGCTGTGTCGTTTAGGCGGTCATGGATTCTGCCCCTTTTATGGTGAACCTGGGTTGCCCCCTTTCCGCATACCTCACACGCCGGATTCTCCTCAAGATAGACTTTGCGTATCTCCGAGTAGAGTTTGTTTTGCTTGGCTCGCTTCTTTGAAACTGTCCGTAATTTTCGACCAGTTCTTTTGAGGGGTGTTTTGCGTTTAAGGGGAGAGCGTTTCATACCCCGCACATTCCCTCTTCACAATAGGTATGCCCAGCCCCAAAAATATCCATTTGCCCTTTATCAAAATCGTCTCGCAAATCAACATCCTCAAGCGGGGTGCATGACTTGTGAAGAAAGGGCGTGGAATCTAGGTTCTCTCTGTTTTTCTTTGCGGCTTGGATTTCTTTTTCAAACTCTACGGCTTTTAAAAAGGCTTCCGGCTCCTCGTTCTTAAGTCGTTTCCATTCTCTATCGGAATGAAAGGGGCAATAAACACAAGACGATCTTGGCGGTGTTGGGTATTGATTTTCTTTCATCCACTCAAGGCAATGGTGGCGAGTCATTTTTAACTCAATAAGAGGCCATCGGCTTTGCGCCCAAGCATCTCTTGAAGGCTTGCATCTATGCCATTCATCCCAGCTTATGCCAATATATTGGGTGACACTTATTTCCTTTTGGCCTCTCTTAATTTCGCACCTAGCCCTAACCGCCTTCATTATGGGTTTTATTTTGAAGTCTGCCGTGCATGAACGAAAAACTATCTTTCCCTTTTTGCCCTTTGCGCTTTTTGTGAAAAATGGGATGTTTGTTCTGCTAAATTTTCGCCCATCTTTTGTGACTCGCATTTTTAGTGCTTCTTTAGACAAGCTCCCAGCAGTTACAATATAAACCGGGAAGGGCAACATGGCCTTGAGTTTTTCGAGCCAATCATAAACGCTTTTTGGCTCATCTTGCGTGTCGGCAAAAATCGCAAAGTCTGGCATTGGCTTAATTTCCCCCTTGGCGCACATCAACGCCATACACGATGATTGAACGCCAGCACCAAGCGAGATGATGTTGTGCCTTGTCTCCTGGGGGGGGGCAGTAGCGGGTTCATTTCTGCTCCTCCCTAATATAGAAAACATAGATCAAGCAATATAGGGCATCCCAAGCATCAAACTTGCTCCATCCAAAGATGGTTGCCGCCATGTGCCAAATAAAAAGGGGAGTCCAGAGCCAGCGCAACTTCTCCCAAATATATTCGCAGATTTTATCTAAAGATTTCATCGGTTAAGGAAAGAATCACACAACACAACGCAAAGAAGCCAAGGAAGATTACAAGGGGGTCGGTCATTTGAACACCCCTTCTGTCTTTTCAATCTGGTTAAAAATCTGTTTCACGCCGTCTTCGATGGCTTGCTTTGCACATTCGGGGTCGGAAGGGTTAGCCCTCGCACAGAGGCTTGATGGCAACGCAACCAATAATTGACTAATGACCCCAAGCGTTTTGTCGAGTTTTTCTTGGACTTCACTAGTCTGTAGGGTTTCCTTGGTTCGAAGCTGTTCTCTTGCGTAGGATTCCCTGGCGGTTGCAAGCATCTTGACTGATTCATGGTATCCGGCGATGGCGGCTCTTGCGTTGATGAATGATCTCCCCTCCATTTGGGTGAGCATGAGTTCGTAAGCCTTATGGCTCGCCGTCTTCGCCCTTTCGAGTTCCTCCTTTGCCGAGATTTCTTCATGGCTTGGCTCCTCATTAAGTTGCGGAATTGGCTCTGTCCCTGCAACGCAAAGTTCTTTCCTAGTGATTTTTTTCTGGTTGTCCCTTCGCCATTTCTCGGCCTCCGCCTCGCTAGTCAAAGGCATCCCGGCGGCCACATATTGAGACACCAATCCTTTCGAGACTCCCCACTTTTTTACTAACTCACTTTGGGTCATAAGTTTAGTAATTCATTGGAAAATTAAACTCGCACAAAAAAATTGCGGTCGGAACCTGTTTTGGGGCATTGCCACAAAGTAAAAGTTACCTAAATTGCTACGCCACAACACCTTACACCTCCTTATGCGTAAGTGCTTGAACATCAAGCACCATGCTTTTGTAAGTAGGGGTCATGGTGTGTCTTATTTGTGCCATAATCTTGTCACAATTCTGTAACATTGCCCCCTGCGGCCACCCAAGCCTCCACGATAGGGCGCACCTCCCGCACGAACTCCTCCCTTTGGGGTGCGCTCCATTGGGCTGGGCTTTTGCGTGCCAGCCATTGCGCCGCTTTGATGGGGTAGGTCAGCCAGTGTGCTTCTGGCCTTGGCTCGCTAGTGCTTGCTATGGGGTCTGGGAGGATGCCCGCCCAAAGTGCTAGTTGTTTGAGTTGCCCCGGCTCTGGGTTGGTTAGTTGTGGCCTTGCTTTGGCTACCCGCTCCAGCCGCCTAGCCTCCTCACCGTTTATTCCAGCTATGTCCAGGATGCCCTCGACATCAAGCCCTTGTGTCCTTGCGTTGGCTATGATGTCCCCTGCGTCTGCGGCTAGGCTTATCGTTTCGGCCATGGATTTTACGGCCTCTTGGCGGCTTTCCTCCAACTGCCTCACCGTTTTTTTAAGCTCGTTGCCTATGCTTTTTTCGTTGGTTGTTAGGGTCATGCGGATTTCTCCTTGGTTATGCCGTGGCTTCGACAAGCTCATCGGCCTGTTCGTGTTCCTCGGCTGGTGGTTCGATTTCTCTAAAACGCCATTCTGCAAAGCCCCTTTCTGGGTGGGGGGGCTTCGTGCTTTTGGGGTTCTCTAACCCCTCCAAATAAACCACGATCTCACCCGGCTCGCCCTTGTGGGAAATTCCCACGCCCATTCCCCTCACTACATAGGTGCGGTCTTTAATGGGTAGGCTGTTATAATAGATGAGGATTTCGGGCGGGAATCTGTCATCCACGCATACCACTTTGGAGCCAGCCCTCATAGGTTTTTGGCTATCTCCCTCAGTATGTGTCTGTTCTTATAAAGGATTAGAAAGATAGCCACTACAAATATGGCGATGCCAAGCCCTATACCTAGGACGATGCCGAGCGTGCCTAGCATAAAATCAAGAAAAACATTCACCGTTTTTTGCCTCCCTTTTTTAGCCCTTTTTGCCATGCTCCGTGGTTCCATTTCGGGCATTCCTTCCGTCTCCGTTCATGCACCCGCAACGCTCTTTCCTTGTAGATTTGTCTGACCCTTTCGCTCCGTTGCACCCTCAAAACTAGCCCTGTCCGTTGGGTTAGCTCGGATAGCCGTGCTGAAAGTGCGGCTCGTGTGTAGGGTCGGCCTGTATTCGGGTTGAGATAGCGGCGAGCAATCGAGGTGAGGCTTTCTGGGGAGCGGTTGGTTGCCAAGGCTAGTAGGGCTTCGTCCAGGGTGTCGTCCCTTTTTGTCCGCAACATTGGCGAATCTCCCGCCGTCTTGACCTGCTCCTCCACGATTTGGGCGAGGAGTTTTGCCTCATCAACGCCGGGGTTTTGCCTCCGCAATTCCATCAGCCGCTCTTTAACGACATCCTCCAGTCGATCCACTTGGTCGGCCATATCCACCGTGTAGCTTGCGGCGATGCTGTCCGCTGGGTCTTGGCCTTCAGTTCTCACCGTTTTCCTTCGCCCAAATCCAATGGCTGTGTTTGCTTGGGCGCATGATTTTGCCCTGCTTTTCCAGCCATCGGGCGTGGTATTGAATGACTGGTTGTTCCATCTTGAGCGTCTTGGCTATGACCGCCGTTGGGATGGCATTTAGGAGGAGCCTTTCGATGACTTGCCGGAGCATTTTGATTCGTTCCTGCGAGCGTCCGCCGTCCGTGATTTTCTGAAGCTCCGGGCAAAACTCGCTCAAAAGCCTCTCGGCTCGATGCTCATCGGACTCAATGGGGGCGGATTGCATTAAAGGATTTCTTTAGGCCGTGTTTATTTTATGTCAAAGGGTGCTTTGAGGTTATTTAGATTGAAACTCTGCCCCCCTCTTAATACATTCCCTTCGCTCCTCATCCGTCTGCTTGCATTTTGCCCAAAGCTCTGCACCAGTTATGCCGTCGGGCAAGAAAATTGGGCCGTGATATGCGGGGCCGTAGATTTTTAGAAGTGCCTCGTCTGTGCATGGATCAAGATAAACTTCCCTCATATTTCTTGTGCCTTTCTGATAGGATTACAGGAACGGTATTTGCCCATTTTATTAAGTGATGAATCCTTGGATTATTTGAATTTAGCATTGATACCTTAACGCCGGATGGGTGCATCATCACGGTTGTAAAACTCTTGCAATAAGTCCCATATCTTAAATAAGCCTCGGTCATGCCACTCTTTTGCTTTTGCGTTGGAAGCTGATGAAGGGCTATCATGGGGATTGTGGCAAAAAGACTTCCCCTACTGCCAAGCATTACGTATGTATTAACATCATCATTCAACTGGGCTATAAACTGGAACGGTCTTTCTGTTGAGCATATAAAGGAGTTCATGCACTTACGCATCATTGGCCTTTCTCTGGCCTTAATATTATTTGCCCCCCCAATAAAGTCACCGCCTTGAGCCATTGCAACACTTGTTGCTCCTGTCGTTTTGAAGAAATTCAGATAAAGCTCAAAAATTTTATCCAGATTTTTTATTAAAATGGTTTTTAGGATTGTTCCTGTTTTGTCCAAATACCTGTATTCAAAAGCCGTGTAGTCGTCCTCAAGCAGTATAAAATATTTGAACCTAAGCTCTTTTGCTATTCTAAATGAAGCGTTTCTTGCATGAACGGTTGCCCTTCTGTCATCAAAATTATTCCCCTCGTCTATGCTGTCTGCCATCTCCTTTTTATTAAAAATTATTACGCTTTCCTTGCCAAATATTGCCTTATATTTTTCTGCCGTCTTGTCTTCGTCGTCTAAAATTATATAGGGCTTCCCAGTGTAGCCAGCTTTTTTTATTGTGTCCCAAGTCTTTACATTTGTTGGCCTTCCATGTGTAAGAATAAATACTCCAAGCTCACTCATTTTCTTCCTCTGAATATTGCTCTCTTATTTCATCACAAAGCCTTACATACCCAAGCTCAATAGCCTTTCCAAAATCAATAATAACAAGAGCAGATTTTTCCATTAACCCCTGAACTTCTTTGGGAGAATGAGCGTAATAATCTGCTATCTTCTCATAATTAAATACTGTGTGCCTCTGTGCGGCAATAATCAAAAATTCTTTTTCTTCTTGGGGTATATGAGAATCCTCTATTTCCCTAACAAGTTGCCTTGTTTTTATTGGGTCGCATAGCTCCATGATGTGCGGCTTTTTATTTTTTGCCTCATAAATTGGAGCCTTTATCTTTGTTGTGTAAGTTGTTTGCCCAGATTGATCGTCCTCTTGAATGCCAAAAAGAGTTGTTTGTTTTGCAATAATCCCACTCATTTTTTACTCCAAATAATTTCCCATCCTTTATCTGTCCTTTTTACAATCCTTGCTTCTTTATCTTTTGGTGCTTTTAAAATTGCTTCCTCTATTGATGTGTATGACTTTTTTAGCTCATGCCAAAAAAACATATCTTGAACCTGTATTTTATAAAGGATCACCTCTTTCCTTTTTTTGGGTAGGTCTTTAAGCAACATAGTATTGAGCAATTTTCTTGCCTCCTTCTGTAACTATATCCCTAGATTGGATTTGAAGTCCAGCCTTTTTCAAATCATGGATGCGGGAGGCCAAACGAAAGATTCCGTAGAGCCTCAACGCTTCAAGTGCCGTGATCGGCTTCCCACTTTGCAAGTGGGATAGGACTTGTTGGCATTGCTTGGAGCCGATTGGTTTGTTTGGGTGATGAGTCTCCGTTGGTTCAACGAAGTCCATGGTTAATTGGGATGCGGCGTGGAAGCTCATTTTTCCGTCTCCACAACTGGCACTAGACCTTCGATGATTTTCATTTTCTCAATTACCCTTGACTCCTGTGCGTTGGGCTTTTTGGAGTTGAGTATTTTTTCAATAACCTTGATGGCGTGGATGGCCGTTCCGTGATCCCTCTTGAAGAACTTGCCAATCTCTTGGAGGGTAAGGCCAAGCTTCTTGCGAAAGAAATACATGCAAACCATCCTGGGGATGGCAATATGCGCTGGGCGTTGCCGTGAGAGAAGCTGGTTTGAAAGGATGCCAAAGGCTGAGGCCGTGATTCTAACAACATCAGTCGCCTCTCTTACCGAATCATTTTTTAGGATGCCTAGCTTGTGATAGGCGGAAATTTCTTCAGCCAGTTTTTCCAATGCTTGTTTATAGGTAATGAACTGGTCGGCGAATTGGTTGAACTGGGCTAGGGCTTTTTCCAGTCCAATCACCCGCTCCTCCAGCCTTGCAACCTCGCTTTGGGTTAGGGGGTCAATCATTTGGGCTATTGAGATGCTGTCCATCTTTGCGTTCTGCATGATTTGGATTCGTGCCGGAACATCCACGGCAACATTTCGGGGTTCTTCAATCGGGGATTTCATCGGTTAGTTCCTTTCTTGGTGTAGGGTGCTTGTTTTCGGGGTAAAATCGTTTTTAGGGGCATTTCTGAGCGATTTTGGGGCATTTTAAGGGCTGATTCGGCATTTTGAGCCAGCCTTTCGACCAAAACCTCGATTCTTGAGAGCCTTTGGGCAAGATTTTCAAGCTTTTGGGCGTTGGAAAACTCCACCGCCTCTGCCGCCAATGTTTTGTAGGATTCCCTCGGCCTTTGGGGAACATCTCCACGCTCCAAAGACGCATTAAAGGCTTTATAGAGGCTCATGATGGGCATCCTGCCTTTGCCCAATCTGCGTAACTTGGGTATCCCATAACTCGATAAAGGGGGTCGGACTCGCAAGATGAGCGTTGGGGCTTGGGTTGGGGTTTGGTTGGTTGATTTCCGTTCCTCCGAAAACAATTCCTCGCCGCCGCTTGCCAATTTTTTACCGGGGCTTTCCCACCGACCTTCCATCCGTTCGACTCATAATGGTCAAAGGCTCCTTGAACATCCTTACCTTGCCATCCTATTTGCCGTGCATAGTCAGTCCATTGTGCGAGCGTTGGGCGCAACTGCGCCCTCTCTCTATTCTGGCCTCTGGCCTCTGGCTTCTGAGGCGTTACATTTTTGTTACATGGGCGTTTCATTTCCGTTACATCATGCGTTACATTTCCGTTACGCCAGCGTAAAATCCTATCCCTGTTTGATTTACGGCTTCCCTCATCCTTGACCATTCGGCGGGAAAAGATGCAGTCTTTTTCGATGGAATACACCCCTGCCTGTGCCAATTCGACTAGCAATTCCGAGGTTCGTTCCAAGGATTCACCGAAGATTCTTGCGATGCTTTCCGCTCCCATTGGCTTGTCTCCGGCAAGCAGATAGCCGTGCTTTTTGGACTTTGCCATTAGGCAAATCATATCCACCCAAAGACCCCTTGCCGCTGGGGAACAGCCTCGGAGAGCCTCATCAGAAAGCCAGTCCGAAGGATAGAACTTCAACCAGGGCAACTTCATTTCTTTGCCTTTTCCATATCCCGCTTTTGATATTTCTTGGCTCGCTCCAAAAGCTCCTTCGCCATCATTTCCGCAAGGTCGGCGTGGCGAAGAATGTCCTCATAAGCTTTTTTCTGGGCATGGCTCCAATCCTTTTGCATTTCTTTTAATCGCCCGGTGGTATAGCCGAGCAACAATTTAAGGTAGGAGAGCCGCTTAACGCTCATTATAAAACCTCCGAATCTTGTCCCACACCCAGCCGCCGAGAAGAACCAAGCCAACCAACCCTCCGAATATAAAGCCCACGGCTAGGCTTATTCCCACAATGATTTTTCCCATCTCGAAACAAAGTTCCAACATAAATTTCCCTCCTTGGTTTTTTAGCTGTATTTCCGAAAAGGCATCCTACGAATCGCAATAACCACATCATTTAATAAGTCCTTTCGGGTTGGGTCTTCCTCTGCATCCGCCATTTGTTGAACAAGCTCGGCGCAAGCCGTCCGCTCGTTCATGGATACGCTTTGAGCCAAGTCCTCCAATGCTTCGTCAATCTTGTCCTTAGAAGGGGATATCATCTTTTTTGTCCTCCTTTCCATCTTCGATTAGCACGGCCTCAATCACCGCCCGAAGTTCCAAGTCTTTTCGGTAAGGTTGACCATCGGGAGCGTTCTTCAATGGTTGGTTCTTCAGCCACATCAAATAGGAGAAGCCGTCCGACTTCAACGCAATCTCCCTTACGCTTTTGCCTTTGAACTTCCCAAAGTTTATCACCGCATCCTTGGGTTTGGATTCCGGCGTAACCTTCTCTTCAACCAATCGAGCCGTGATTTCCCTTACCTCGGCGGGGGTCGGCTGTTCGTATTTGTCCGTGTTGAGTTGCTTCGATTCCTCGAATCCTCCAAAGGGAACTTCCTCGGCTGGGGTTGTTGATAAATTTTTATCAATCAAAACGACAACATGGGCAAAGGCCGAGCGGCAGGCCCGGCTAATTGCTCTGGTTTGGCACATCGCCCGCTGGGCGTAAGTGGGTCGCTTCGCCCACATCTCTTCATCAAAGCCAAGGAAGCCCTCGGCGGTTGCGATGACTTGTCCGTTGTCCATTCGCCTTACTTCGCCTATGCATTTATAGCCTTCCTCGGTGCGTTCGACATCCCTTGCCGAAGCTACGCATCCGTGGGCGACTGCGATGGATTGCCAGCCCTCCACCCGCACATAATCCCGGTTGCCTATGCGTTGAGCCGTGGCCTTGACGATTTCTCGGCAAGCCCCGGCGACATCGGTTGCTTGGCGGATATGCGCCGCCACTCCGTTGATTCCGTTCTGGTGTTGTATGATTTGTGTTTCGCTCATTTTGTGGTTCCCTTCTTTTGATGCTCTCTAAATTCTTTAACCATTTTTATGGCATTAAGTTTTATGTTTTTCAAATACTCATTTGCTCTCTCCTCACAATCGCAAGCATGATAAAGAGCACCTACGGATGCGGTTAGCATTCCAAGAATAACTGAACCAGTTTCAAGCTTATGAACTGATTGAAGTTCTAGAATAAGATTTTGTGCCGCATTCGCCGATGTTGAGTATTGTTTAAGGCTTGTTTTAAGGCTTGTATTCATTTTACTGTAGCCCCTCGGCTATTAGTTTGTTTTGCCTTGCTATCTCCTTGTGAAAGTCCTCCGGGCTTCGGGCAAAGACAAGATTTCCAGTTATCTTGATTTGCTCCCCGAAGTGCTTTTTGACCCACCAGCGGTCAGCCTTCATGTCCATCAGTTGCTCATCCAGTTCTTGCTTGCGGTAGGAATTGGCGTTTAGCTCATTCCATGCTCCATCCGTTCGTGCGCTCATTGTGGTTCCTCCTGTTTTAGTTTCTGATAGGTAAGGCTTCCGCCCCTGCCTATCGTTTCCTTTATCGGGTAAAGCCTCGCAACGGTTATCTCATTGGCGGGAACTCGGAAAAGAAGGATGCCCCTCTCGGAAAGGGCGTTGTATTTTTCTATGTC